GGACTAGAGTCCATTGTAGGAACAAAATTCCCGTTTGTCAACCTTTTTTATTTTTTTGTTGACACAAACGTTAAATATCCCTAAAATATAGGAATATACGAAGGAAATCCCCCATGTTTGCAGCCGTAATACTGATATGTTCCCTAAATATTGGACAAAAGTGCCTAGAGGCGCACGATACCCGTGGTCCCTACCGCACGGAGGAGGCGTGTGAGTTGCGTGTTGTTGAAATGATACGCGATGTAGCCTTCATTGTACCCCAACCCTACGAGGTTAGGTACAAGTGCCAACAAGTAGCAGGTGTGTAATGAATCTTCTTCCCCAAACAAGCACTCGCAAGCCCGCCCTCACGGACAAACAGGAGACATTCTTGGATGCCCTGTTCGATAACGGCGGTAACGTCCGGCAAGCTGCCGACATTGCGGGGTATGCCCCCGGTTCTGTGACGTGGCTACGCGAACGCCTTGCTGATGAGATTGTAGACCGTACCCGCACCATGCTGGCGGGCCAATCTCTCCGCGCTGCCAACCGCATAGTTGACATTGTGAATGCTCCCGACATCGAACGGGGGGATGAACTCCGTATGAAGGCTGCTGAAGCCATCCTGAACCGCGTAGGTCTGGGTAAACAGGAAACAATCAACCACAACGTACAGGCAGTCCATGGTGTCGTCCTACTGCCCCCAAAGAAAGAGGTCGTGATAGATGGCTAATAAAAAAAGAAAACTATTGACAAAAGCAGATTTGAACGGAAATAAGCCAACTAGCGCATTGGATGCATCTTTGAATGCTCCTGTAGGTTCTGGGTTTTTTAAGCCTATGGCGGCTTATGTTGGGTATAAACTTTTTGGTAGTAGTAAAAATAAAAAACAACAAGAGTATACCAACATTGATGGAATGAAGCTAATACTTAGAAAAGACCATCGTGGTCGCCCGGCATCTGGAAGTTCTGAAAACAGTAATGGCGACTAAAGACCACAACGTAACGGCAGTACACAGCGTAGTCCTGCTGCCCCCAAAGAAAGAGGTCGTGATAGATGGCTAAGATTGACAAAGCAAAAACAGTTACCCCCGCACAGTACGCTGCAGGGGTAGACCGTGGCATAAAAGAGTTGCGGAACCAAATCAAAACCCTTTCCAAATCCGTTCCCGGTGCCCAGACCCTAAAGGCAGGGATGTTGTCCCAGACACGGATGGGGCGAGAGATGGCGGTGGACAACTCCAAAGAAGTTGAGTCCTTAAAGAAAGACTTGGAAGCTGCTCTCAATAGTGCGGGTGCGGCAAAGAAGGGATACGCAGCAAGGTACGCTGTTGATAAGAACGTGAACCTATCCGCCACTCCTAACGAAACTGTGTATCGCTACCCCTACTCCGAATACTATACAAACTTTAAGCCCCAGCGAGGCCGCGCAGCTTCGAGAAGTTCTGAAAACAGTAATGGCGACTAAACCCCGCAAACGTGTCCTTGTCCCCCCCGACCCAGCGACATTGGACCAGCCCCGTGGACCGGGACGCCCCAAGAAAGACCCGAACCAGCCCACGGCTCAGTACGCAATATCTGACCGGGAACGGGCACGGCGTTCCGTACAGGCTCGTCTGCGTAATGCAACCAAGTCAGCAGCACGTCAGGAGTCCAAAGCCCAGACCAAAAAGAAAAAGGTCAAGACCCTAAAGGAAACAGCCAAAAAAGTCGAGGACGGCCTCAAGGGTAAAAAGACACGGGTAATAGACCAAGGCGACTTGGCTGACCTACCCTCTGCTGTAGAGGACTTAGTAGATGGCTCCCCTGTTATTTTCCGTCCCAATCCCGGACCCCAAGAAGATTTTCTTTCTGCAAGTGAGCAGGATGTTTTGTATGGGGGTGCCGCTGGCGGTGGCAAAAGTTTCGCACTCCTTGCTGACCCGCTGCGCTACTGCCACAATCCCAACCATCGTGGCCTTCTTCTTCGTCGTACTCTCGACGAACTAACAGAACTAATAGACAAAGCCAAACAACTATACCCCAAGGCTTTTCCCGGCGCAATATGGCGCGAAGCAAAATCAACGTGGGTGTTCCCCTCTGGGGCAACCCTCTGGTTTACCTACCTAGACAGAGACAAGGATGTAACCCGCTTTCAAGGACAGGCTTTCAATTGGATTGGCGTAGATGAAATCACACAGTACCCATCCAGCTACGTCTGGGATTACCTACGTTCTCGCCTTCGTTCTACTGACCCTGAACTCCAGCAACACCTGTGCATGCGCTGCACAGCCAACCCCGGAGGAGTGGGTGGTTGGTGGGTCAAGAAGATGTACATCGACGCTTACGAACCAAATATCGCTTTTGGTGCAAAAGACCTAGACACCGGAAAAACATTTGTGTGGCCCGACGGTCACGCTAAGGCAGGTCAGCCGCTGTTCTATCGCAAGTTTGTCCCCGCACGGCTGACTGACAACCCCTTCCTGATGGCAGACGGCCAATACGAGGCCATGCTTCGGTCACTCCCAGAAGTCGAGCGTAGACGACTCTTAGAAGGGGACTGGGATGTAGCGGAGGGAGCCGCCTTCCCGGAGTTTTCACGAGTACGTCACGTTGTCGAGCCGTGGGAGTTGCCAACCAATTGGCCCCGCATCCGTGCTGCTGACTATGGGTACTCTAGCCCGTCGTGTGTTCTGTGGGGTGCAATCGACTGGGACAACAACATTTGGATTTATCGGGAACTCTACGTAAAGCACTTGACAGCAGAACAATTAGCTGATAGAATATTAGAATGTGAGGAGTTGGACCCACAACCACACTATACAGTCCTTGACTCTTCATGCTGGAATAAGACCGGATTCGGCCCGTCAATCGCAGAAACTATGATGCGGGCTGGTGTTAGGTGGACTCCCTCAGACCGCAACCGTCTACAAGGAAAAATGGAACTGCACAGGCGGCTTGCTGACGACCCCTACTCTAAAGAACCACGAATGCGGATTTTTTCGACTTGTAAGCATATCATTGCACAGCTATCGGGCATTCCACTCTCTAAAACAAACAGCGAAGATGTAGACACGAGAGCAGAGGACCATGCCTACGATGCGTTGCGTTATATGGTTATGACGCGAACCAGCAGCTATACCTCAATACACAAACAACTGCAAGGCATAAAGGACCAGACCTTTAAGCCCTACGATGCAACCTTTGGATATTAAATGGCACCGAAGAATTTACAAACAGGTACTAGCTACAAACCCCTTGCGGAAAATTTAGACCCGCGCACGGCTACTTTGCGTCAAATCGCAGAGGCTCATGCTGCTAGGTCTAAAGCCGAAGGTGGTGCAAAAAAGTTTATGGCAACATTTATGGGCGACACTAAGTTTGCCCCTATTTTTAAAGATTACCTAGACCGCCCCGCCATAGACTTTGTAAATACTTTTGCCGACGATGAGATTAATCCTCTTGTTCAAGCCTACGAAATAAACGACACAGTAAACGCACGTCGTACCATCTACTCTCAAGTCGGTGCCATTGAATTTCACATCAATGAGCAGTTACAACGGGCAGGTGCCTTACAGGAATTGTATCCTGAAGGTATGCCGATGGCTACTGGTCGGGTTGTTCGTCCTGACAAGCCCCTAGCAAAAGCACGTAGATTTAGTTTTAATCCCGGTTTGATGGGTGAGTGGCTTGCTAAGTTAGATGAGTATGGCCGGAATAATCCAAAGGATATAGGTATTGTAAAGGCTCTTGCGGCACAAGCCCACATGGGTCTTCGTACCGGAGAGATTATGAATGCCCCAGCAAGTGCCTTGCAAGCACCTGAAAAGCGTAGTGCAGCATGGGGTTTCTTTCTTGATACCGATACACCCGGCGTTAAGATGGATGAAAACTTAAATGTTGCAGTTGGGCCACGTACCTACAGTATTATGCAACAGGCATTGGATGTAAGTCAAGCCAATGACCGCAATCTTTTTGTAAACCCGGACGGCTCTCCGATTGGCAAAGGAGAGATGACCCGCGTTGCTAAGTTGATTAAAGTTCCCGGAATTATGACAGACCATGAAACGGGTAAAAAGTTAAACAATATTTCAGAAGCCTACGATTTGCGACGTATGTGGGTCACTCTGGCTCTAAATGAATTTCCCGGACAGGGCGGTAAGGTGGGAGCAGCACAAGGCCGTGCTATTAGCACTACTGCCAAAGGCGGCGGTGCTTCGGATTTGTACTACAATCCAAGTCCCGGCTTCTATGGTCAAGCTGCTACAGATGTCCCCAACGCAATAGATGCGTGGTTGTTTGATGCTCAGACACAGGAGTTGCCAACAAGAATGCAACCGCCTGAAGGCCAGCGAATTTCTTACGACACAGATTTTACATCTAGCCAGCTTCTTCCCAAGTTTGAACCTGCCGATGCTCCTGTGACAATGGGTTCCTTGGAAGCCAAGGTTTTTGCCCCAAAGCCCAAGACGGATGTTGTTCGTCCTGAAACAACAGTAGCCCCCTCTGCTGCACCCACGGTAGCTGCCCCTGAACCCAAAAGCCTAGATGACCTAAGTCCGGACCTTCAAGATAAATTAAAAGGTGCGGGATTTGACTTAAATAAATTTTTGGATAGAACCCTGAAGGTAGGACTCACAGCCATAGGCGGTGCTGCCGCTTACGAAGCCCTGCGCGACCCTGAAGGTTCTGGCGCGGCGATGGCACGGGACACTGCTATGGAAGCAGCCATGCTTGCAGCTAAAGCCCCGGCAGCAGTGGCAACAGCAGCCACAGCAATTGTTGATACTTCGTATCAAAACATACCGACAACCGAAGAAGAAATGCGGGGTTTGTCACGGGACATAGAAACCCAAGGAACAGACCCCGGACCGTTTGCAGGTCAGGATTTCATCCCCGCCCGCGAAGTTGAGGAAGAAAGCCCCGCCGAACAAATGGCCCGTATTGCAACTCAAGATGCAGGATTCTTAGAACGCAACAGGGAACCCGAAGCCGCCCCCGTTGCTAACCAAGGCTTCGTACCACAACCATAAAACCATAAGGAGGCAGAAATGCCCGGCAATAACTACAACTATGGCGCATCGTACATTATGAACTCTGACAAAGTTAGTGTTGATACGGACGAAGGCGCATCAACGCTCTACCGTGAAAAGCCCGGATTTGATACTGCAGTTAAGAATCTAGGTGGCCTAGCAGAAGCTATGCCTAAGAAATCTACAAAGCCTACTGTAGAAGCTTCATTTAACAAGATGGCTGACGACAGAAACTACTTTAGCTAGGACTTTATATGTCTGAAGATAATTTTCTCCAACCAGCAGACGATACCACTATTGGGTTAGTGAATCCAGAAGAACAGATGCCGGGACTTGCTTCATATGTAATGGGCAAGTTTCAAGATGCGGAGAACGGACGGTTCTCCCACGAACAGAAGTGGCTTCAAGCCTACAAAAACTTCCGTGGCATTTACGACTCAACAACCCAGTATCGTGATTCTGAACGGTCACAGGTATTCATCCGCATTACTAAGACCAAGGTGCTTGCCGCCTTTGGTCAGATTGTGGATATTCTGTTTGCCAACAAAAAGTTTCCCCTAGTTGTGGAATCAACTCCCGTGCCCGAAGGCATTGCGGAGTTTGCCCACATGGAGACACCCCTAGATGAAAGTGGCCCACAAGACCCCTACGGCTTTGCTGGGGACGGTAGGGAACTTGCTCCGGGGGCACTACAGGCAGAAGAGCCTAAAGCCTTTCTAGGAGGCTTACAGAGCGAATACGGGCAATTGCCCCTCGCTGAAGGCCGGGCCAAGATGGGAGAACCCCAGATTGAACCCGCCAAGATTGCGGCTCAACGCATGGAGAAGACTATCCACGACCAGTTGCTAGATACCAACGCAGTAAATGTGTTGCGTAATTCAGTATTCGAGTCGTGCTTGTTAGGTACAGGCATTGTTAAAGGCCCGTTTAATTTTTACAAACGGGTCCACAAGTGGGAGCGAGACGAAGACGGACAGCGTAACTATGTCCCCGAAGAAAAAAGTGTCCCACGAGTTGAGATGGTATCTTGCTGGGATTTCCATCCAGACCCATCCGCCACTAGCATCGACGATTGCGAATACGTTATTCAGCGTCACCGCATGAATCGCCAGCAGCTTCGTTCTCTGGTCAAGCGTCCGCATTTTATTGCGGAGGCGGTAGAAGAGTGCCTAGCCAAAGGTCCAAACTACGAAGACAAATACTACGAGGACACCATCCGCGAGGACGAGACTGAGCCTTTCTATCAAGGCAACCGCTATGAAGTCCTAGAATACTGGGGTGTACTCGACTCGAAGCTTGCACAAGAAGCGGGCCTAGAGGGTGCAGAGGATATGTCGGAGTTCGATGAGGTGCAGGTTAACGTATGGGTTTGTGGCACAATGGTGCTACGCTGCGTCTTAAACCCATTCACCCCCGCCCGCATTCCTTTCCAAGTATTTCCTTACGAGGTTAACCCCTATCAGTTGTGGGGTGTCGGCGTAGCAGAAAACATGGAAGACGCTCAAAAGCTAATGAACGGTCACGTTCGTATGGCAATCGACAACCTTGCTCTTGCTGGCAACCTTGTGTTTGACGTTGATGAAGCTAGCCTTGTACCCGGTCAAAACATGGACATCTTTCCCGGAAAGATTTTCCGACGCCAGTCTGGTGTTACAGGAACGGCTATCAACGGCCTCAAGTTCCCGAACACAGCGGGTGAAAACCTGCAGATGTATCAGGTGAGCCGCCAGCTTGCCGACGAAGAAACGGGTATCCCATCTATTATGCACGGACAAACGGGCGTAACAGGAACAGGGCGAACCGCTGCAGGTTTATCTATGCTGATGGGTTCAGCGGGCCTGTCGATGAAAACTGTAATTAAGAACATTGATGACATGCTACTGAAGCCTTTGGGCGAGGCATACTTTCAATGGAACATGCAGTTCAACGAAGAGGCAGAGGACATACAGGGTGACCTTGAAATCAAGCCGCGTGGCGTGGCTGCAGTTATGCAAAAGGAAGTCCGAACACAGCGTCTGACATCCCTGTTGCAAACAGTTGCTAACCCGATGCTGGCCCCGTTTATCAAGATACCAAACCTGATGCGAGAATTGGCAATCTCACAGGATATCGACCCCGATAGCCTAGTCAACGATGCTAACGAAGCGCAACTCTACGCAAAGATGTTACAAGGAATGATGGCTAATGTACAACAAGGAACAGGCGAAGCTGGTGGCCCCCCTTCTGACCCAGCCGCAGATATGGGCGGGGTTGGAGGAGTATCTCCTAATCCTGAAGGAACAGACGTTCAAGGCTCTGGTAACGGCACAATCGGAGTCGGAACTGCGCCAAATGCAGGGGAAAGCGGCTTTACTGGAAACACTCCTCAAACTTAAAGATAATCACGAGGCAATTGTAAAGAATGGTTGATAGAGTTAACATAGGAATAGATAGCGCAGACGAGCCAGTTTCCTTTTTCCAAGGGCAGAAAACTGTTAGCGAGTCTGTGTATAAAAGTTCTAATGTTGATTTTTATTCGACTTCTTTGGGTATGCCTGATTTGGCAGAAGACACGGGCATTAGTGTTGATGATGACCTTACAGAACTAAAACAATTTACACCTGACGTATCTACTTCTAACGACGATGACGACAATGGACCCCCAGATATTCTTTCGGGAAAAACACTTAGCGGTGAATACGGTTTTACTCCCACCATTTACGACGGGGGCGCACCCTCCGTTTTAGGTGGCACCACTTTTAATACTTATTCTGATTACCTAAACTCTAACAAAAAAACAGACCGTGTTTTTTCTTTTGATTCGTCCCTTGCACAAAATGTAATCGAACCTTTGGTTGATGGCGACTTTAGTAATATTCAGTTTGGAAAGCAAGTATCGGGAAGTGTTAAAAGAGGTGTAAAGGATATAAAAGCCGCACCGGGCAAAGCAAAAAGCATGTTCGACAGGCTTGTAGACGGGGAGTTGACGACTAGAGACAATCAAAAGATTGCCGGGGGCGTCATGTCCGTCTTGGGCGGTTTACCGGGTGCCGCAGCAGCAGGATTTATCGGCGGAGAAACCGTGACAAATGCGTTTGGCAACGCCAGCTTTAGACCCGGCGGTGTGCTTGGCGCAGTAGCGGATACGGTTCACACTCTGCAATATAAAATTGCAGCTTCTAACAGGGCATACACCAACTCCCTTTCTCAATACGGTTCACTAGCTGGAACAGACACGGGTTTTGCCATGCTAACAAGCAGCAATTTTGGTGTTATGAGAGAACACGGGAGTAGCAGTTACACGGGAAACTACGGGGGTTTAAGTCGTGAGCATATAGTGGCTTTGGATAGACTGAGCCAAGGAAACGACCCCACAAGGGGTTATGACATTACCAAAGCCAATACTGGAACGAATATTGAGGGTAACGGGGGTGTCTTTGTATCGAACAACCGCATCGACGGATTTTACAGAAGTAACGGAACTTTCTACAACCCCCGAACTAATCAAAGTGCTGCGGGCGGTACTATGAGTAACGTAGACCAATTGGCAGCTAAGACTTTTGGAGTTTCTGATGTAAACTACAAAGCCGGAACGGGGCAAGTGTACAGAAATGCTGTTAGGAATGCCCTAGAAGTGGCCCGCGCAGGTACAATGACCTTGAACGAAGCACTCGACTTAGAAAAAGCAAAAATTACCGGACCGGCCCAGTCTACAGAAACCTCTCGTCAACAACCCTCGTCCGTCATCACAATGCGCCCTCTGGCAGCAGAACCTGACTCCGGCGGATACGCGGCGGCTGCACAGGCGTCTGCACAACGTCAATCTGAGAGGGAAGATAAACAAAGCGATACGGTAGGGGGCGGCGGCACTCGTGGCGGTTCTTCTAGGTCAGGAGACTTTACTGGAAATCAAACAGGACGAGGAAGTAGTCCAACGGCTGGCGGCTACGGCGGCACAGGCCGGGGTCGTTCTGGATATAACGACGGTGGTCTCGTCGGCTACGCACCCGGAGGGGCTGTTGCACAGGGCGGTAGTGGTTTTATTGACCGCCCACCGGAGCAAGTATCGGAAGCACAATCGGTTGCAGACAATCGTCCCGATGCTGTACCAGAGGGCACATTCGTTATTAACGCCCCTGCTGTTGAGTTTGCAGGAAGCAACGACATTAAGAAAATGTTGATAGATGCACACAAAGAAGCAATTCGTCGTGGAATAACAGTTGACAAAGATGGAAAAGGTGCTAAACTAATAGACGTAGCTCTTTCCAGCGGCGAAGTCAAGGTCGCACCGCACCTAGCTAAAATTATTGGGTATGACCGTTTAAACAAAATCAACAACCGGGGAAAACCGGAAGTTGAGGAACGTATAGAAGAAAACGGTCAACAGATTGTAGGTGCAGCCACAGGTGGCTTGATGCTAGGTTTGCGGCAAGAACCTCAAACACAATTACCAGAGGGTTTTATACAACAGCCCTCCACCGTTGATGCTGGCCCTATACCCAGCCGCGATGAAGACACCTTCTTTAATTATTCGATTGGTCAAATCAAGGACGCAATTAAAGGCGTAGAAATAAAAGGGTTTGAAGACCAGCCTTATATTTTTACAGGTATCAAGCGCAAAACGGCTCCGTCGTCGGCTTTTGGCCCCATGCAGATAACTGCAGATACGCTGCAAGACCTCAAAGATAGAGGCCCAGAGTACAAGCGACTTTCTTCAGAAACAAAAGCGTACATTGATGAACTAATCCAACAGGGCAAAGACAAGGTAAATCTTGAAAAACGTGGCTCTATATTCCGAAATAAAAAAAGAGTAACCACACCCGAAGAATTAAAAAGTAAGCTGGGAAGATACGGCATGGGTGTTATACCAATTGAAACCCACCAGCAATACTACGACATTGTAGCAGACGCAGTTCTGCGCCAGAAATTACGCGACCATGACAACTTAGACGCGGCCCTTGCATCTTATGGTGAGGGTAAACCGTACGCTGATAAAGTCAAAAAAGGTTTGCAGTAATTAGTCAGCCACCCGCGTAGCGGCCCTGACACAACCGAAGCGGCTACCTACAAGCCAAAGTAGCCCCGCTATGAAGAGGTAACAAAATGGCAAAAGCAAGAGGCCACCGTGCCAACAAACCAAACGATTCATTCGGAGCAATCAACAATGAGTCGCTATATCGTGGAAAACACCGTGACGCAGTTTACATCGACGACGATGAAGATGAAGCGGTAGAAGCATCAGAGGAGCAAGAGGCGGACCCCCAAGAGGCCACTCCGCAGCAAGGCACCAGCTTCGTAGATAATAAAAAAGAAGAAACCCACGATTACAAGAAACGCTATGACGATTTGAAACGACACTACGATGAAAAGGTAGGAGAGTTCAAGTCAGAATTAGATTCACTTCGTAACGCAATGACAGAACGGGTTGCTGAAATGCCCGAAGGTGTTAAACCACCTAGAACGCCGGAAGAACTCAACGAGTTTAAAGAGCGTTACCCAGATGTTTTTGAAATGGTGCAAACCGTGTCTTCTATGCAAACAGAATCACAGGTTTCGCAACTGCGAGAAGAATTGGGAACTATTAAGGAACGGGAAAAAGAGTTAGAAAAGCAGAAAGCCTTCGAGGAACTGCTACGGCTCCACCCAGACTTTGACGAACTCAAAGCAAGTGAAAAGTTTCTTACGTGGCTAGAAGAACAGCCACAGTCTATCTCAGATGGCATCTACAAGAATAACAAGGATGCTAGATGGGCGGCACGGGTCATAGACCTCTATAAAGCCGATACTGGCTTAACCAAGAAGAAAACCAAAACCTCCTCATCGGCAGCAGATGCAGTTACAAAAACCCCTGCACGGGATGTACGCACTGACGCCAATGGTAACAAAAGGATTTGGAAAGCTTCAGAAATTCGTAGCCTGAAACCGTGGGAATTTGAGAAGGTGGAAGCCGAACTCGACACTGCACGGTCCGAAGGCCGGATTGACATGAACAACTAAACTTAAACCTCAAAAAAGGAAGGATTGAACAATGGCGTTCGATACAGCTTCTGGATATGGAAACTTACCATCCGGTAACTTTGCACCAGAAATCTTTAGCCAAAAAGTACTGAAGGTTTTCCGACGTGCATCGGTGTGAGAAGAAATAAAAAACAACGACTAAGGAGGAGAAAGTGAAA